ATAGGATTCGGCTTCTTTAGATATGTAAATTTTAACTTTTCACCTTCTTGAATGAGAGGATACTTTTTAGAGAGACCTTTTTTATTCAATAGATGATTATATAGAAGAGCACCCTTCACATGAATCGGAGTACCTTTAGTATATATTACTTTATTGTCTGAATATTTGTCTAGTCCATTGACTGAACGAGGAAAAGATATTTCTTCTGGAGGAAATTCGTTGAAGTCTCTTTTAAAGTTTTCAATAAACTTTTGAACATCATTCTCATCTGATGTTACTGTCAACTTAATTACTTCTTTCATTCTCTCGCGAATAGCAGAAGGTGTAGAGGATTTGACCATCTCTAGACCCATAACTTTCATTTGAGGTTCTTTATACTGAACACCCTCATTGTTATAAACATTTAGAATATAACGTTTCTTCGCAGTCCAAATACCTTTGTCAGAAAGACCCTCACGTTTCATCTGCATTTTCTGCGCGTATGCATGAACATATTCAGCAAGTTCAGAGTAACTTTTATCAATAAACGGTTGAAATTTATCTTCACAGACACGATCCATGAAGGCGATAACTTTCTCAGTATCTTTCTTTTCAGAAAAAACTTTGTTAACAAGTTCACCAAGGCGCAAATAAATCGAGTCTGTATCCGAAGCAATGACATAATCAATTCCATCCGTTTTCAAAAGAGTGTTCATATATTGATTTAGTCGATTCTCAATCCAACGAATTGATAGCTGCCCGGCTAATGTAACTGCGAGTGCTTGCCTCAAATCGAAAAATCGGAAATATTGAGAACCCATCGCACCATAAGCAGAGTTCAGCGAAACTTTTTTAGCAAGTTGCAGATTATCATAACGAGCAATACGCTTTTTGATTTCTACTTTCTTACTCACATTTTTTTCATTCTCATATTCTTGCTTTGCTTGAAGCATCATCTTCTTAAACTTCTTGCGATCTTCATACATGTCCTCAAGCATCTTTGGCAAGAAACCTTGTTTGTCTGTACGAAAGAATTGCCCATTAGGAGTTAAAGTAACACCACTCAAAGAATCTGTGTTGATTTCTTTGTTCAGAAGTTTTTCAACAGTAACACCACGACTGATAATATCAAACATCTCCTGATCATAATCTTTGGGATCTACCAAAGTCTCTGGCGAAATGTTATACTGCATCATCAAATGTGGGTAGAGTGAGTTCAAATCGAATGATGCAACCCAATCGTGCATACCAATTTGTGGGTCTTTAACATATGCACCCTCAAATGCTGAATCTTTTTCACTAATTTCTCTAGGTGGAACGACGATACCTTTTTCCATCAAGTTATTATAAATTAGAGCATCCCACATCCTGGTTTGAGTGAAAATATCATCGTAATTTGATTTGGTATCATAAGCAAGAGTTAAACCGAGTTCGATAAGTTTTAGTTTATCTTCAAGTTTCTCAATTAGTTCAACGTCTTTAATATTATATTCAATAAACTTTTGATAGTTCAAACGATATAGTTGATGAAGATTGTCATATTCATCATAAGAAAGTTTACTCTCACCAAGCTCAACATTGGCGATGTTATCTAAACGATAATTTTCCTGCGACTTACCACCAGGAGCATACCATTTATACAATTCGATATAATCGAGTGAAGATATGCCATATATTTCATATGCAGTTAGTTCGCGACCCTTAACATGCGCTGTTCTTTGATTGACAATATTCCAAGGTGAAAGCTTTCTCATCTCATCTTCACCGAGAAGTTTAGTGAAGCGATTGATGAGATATGGAATATCAAAGAACTTTGTATTCCAGCCGGTAATTACATCGGGATAATCCTCTGACCAATCTCTTAGAAAGTTTTTACATAGGGTCCATTCATCAGCACATCTAATATAGGATACATTATCCTGTTGGTTGTCAAAATTCTGACAACCATAAACTTTCATTTCTCCATTGAATTTTTTGATTGAGATTGCTGTAATTGGCTCAGTTGCTTTGTATGGGTCAGGAAAGCCATTTTCCGACCCGACTTCGATGTCGATAATTGCAATGTTAATTTTCGACTGATCCCATTCGACCATTCCTTTGAACTCATCAGCAATAAAGGCGTATTCATAACGTGTGTTTCCATAAATTTTAAAGTTATCGACCTCTTCATATTTTCTAACGAAATCTCTACATTCTCGAATCGAATCAAACTTGATTTCTTCGAGAGTTTGATTCTGAAGATTTTTCCAAAGAGCATTTTTCTTTGTTTCAGCAAGCAAATACATTCTAGGCGTGTAAGCCACTTTAAGTCTTACGCGCCTATCATTTTCTACACCTCGATATAGAATATTGTTGCCTACACAAAGAACATTTGTGTAAAATTTATTCATTAAATATTTGGAATAGTTGATGCAATCTGAATGCCACTGCCGAATAGTTTATTATATTCGTTTAGTAGCTCTTTAACTGGTGTAGTGATACAGAGAATATCATTAATATCTAAAACAATTCCAGTTTTAAATTCTTCGGAATATTCTAGAAAAGGAACAAAATTCATCACTGATCCTTCTCGTGAAGGTTGCGATACAATTTGAACCGGATTTTTAATCAACGCAGCAGTAGATGTTTCTACTTTTGTGAGTTCAATATCACACATAATTGTTTGTGTTGTTTTGAGTGTTATAAGTTGGATACTCATGCTGGCACTCGCTCACTTTCATCAAAGACACCAAGTGTCAACCAACGCTTAGGAAAAAGCATTTCCCTCGACTCAAAATCTTTTGGATCGAAATTGGGATCGTCCACAAGACCAATAAGTTCAATCAAATTGTCGTATTCCCTACGATAGAAATTATACTTTTGAGCTGGAAAAAGTTTATACTTTTTAACAAGATATTCTGCTGCTTTAGTAATATTATCCAATTTCTATTTTACTCCATTGTTTTAGTTTATCGAATTTCGCTTGTTTGGCTAGAAACACATTATCTACGGAAACAATTTCTTTTTTAATCAGAAGATCAATCATAGCTAAAAGATCACCAACTTCTTCTTCTAAATGCTCACGATTCGTTTTCGGCTTACCTGGTTTGTAATTGTCGATACCGAATCGTTCGCATTTACTCACTGCTTGAATGACTTCTGCACACTCTTCCTGAACGATGAGAAGCAACTCTTTAATGTCACTCATTTTACACAATTTTCACATAGTTGTCAAGTTTTGGTGGCTCCCATCCTTCAGGTTTCATAACTTTACCTGCTTCGTTTTTGATAACTTTGCCAGTTTGAACATCAATTTTAGCTAGATTGCTTCTTGCTACTTCGTTCCATGCACCGTAAACATCAAAACCTTTCATCTTACAATAGCCAAGAATAACCCAAATCATGTCCATACATGCATCGAGTTGTTCAACATCATCATTCTTTTTCAGTCCATCTTGAAATTCCCAAAATTCTTCTTTGATGAGATTTCGATACAGACTAATATTTTCAGGTGATGTTTTTTGATCGCAAGCTTCGATAAACGTATGAACATCCGAATAAAAATCAGTTTCAATTTTTTTCAAAACAATCACTCCATCTTTTTCTGAAATATCAAGTTTGGTTCCTTCAAACCATTTCATCTCTTCACATAGATCATCTGGTAGTTGTAGGATAGCAGAACCATCATCGAGAAGTTCAACGACTTCTCCAGTGTAAGTTTTAGCTTTCAATTGCAACTCTCTTCCATTCATCATTTACTTTAACCCAAAGGCGATTATCTTTACCAACGGAAAGACCAACTTTATTCATATCTCCTGGTGATGTAGTGCTAATACCGATATCTCCAAAACTCGATATTCTCATTCTTTCCTTACCATCTGTATGAAATGATAGATTCTCTTCTTTTTTTGTTCCATTATTTGCATGAATTTCCAGTAGTCTATCTGTTTCCGGTGCTAAATGATCAATATTTTCTTTTACAGTAGGTGGCGCTTCAACAACTTTAGTTTCATGATAGTGTTTTTCAACAACCATCTTGCCTGCTGCTACACCACCAACAATAGTGCCAAAAATTCCAGCACCTCTTAAAAACCCTCTTCGTGTATTCATACTCATGTTTTATTCACCTCTATTTTACATTTTTTTAGGAATTCAATACCGTCATCACTTCGATATGTATTGCGATAATAAACAGATTTGATTCCACTCTGATATATAAGTTTAGCACAATCTAGACATGGAGAATGCGTAATAAACATAGTAGCTCCATCACCCGATTCTGTGGATTTGGCTAACTTAGCGATTGCATTTGTTTCAGCATGAAGTACCTCTGGTTTGGTTTTCAATACGGTTCTATGTATGGCGCCCTCATATCCTGAATATGATTCCACTATTTCATCTTCACAGTTATTATCCCAACCAGAGGGCATTCCATTGTAGCCAATCGAAATGATGCGATCATCTTTTACAACAATCGCACCAACATGAAGACGCCGAGCTGTTGACAATTCAGCAAAAGTCTCAGCGACCTTCATGTATGCATTAACAAATTTTTCTTTCACAGTACCTCAAACTCATCTTTACCAACACCACACTCTGGGCAAAGCCAGTCCTCAGGTAGTTGTTCAAAAGGAACATCACTGTGTTCTTCATGAACATAACCACATACTACACAAATATGTTCTGGTATCATAGAGCCTCCAATACTTTTTTGTATGCACTCGCATGACGTTCTTCCACTTTCTTCAAAGCAGAGAAACGTTTTTGTGCGATTTCTAGAACCATCTTAAAGTGTTTAGCATGATCTTGTGATTCCCTACCTTGCTGTCTTGCTTCAAGCATAGCCTGTTCATCACCTTCGCGTTCAGCTTCTTCTTCCATCTGAGGATACATCTCTGTATACTCATAGGTTTCACCGTCGATTGCCATTCGAAGACATGTTTCGGTATTGGGTTTACCAATCAAAAGTTGCAGATGACCCCATGCATGTTTGATTTCTTGATTAGCCGTTTCTTCGAAGTGTCTTGCGACATCTTCATATCCTTCCTCGCGAGCAATCTTAGCAAAATATCGATACTTGATATGTGCCATCGATTCACCAGCAAGTGCCTTTTCTAGGTTTCTTAAAGTTGACATTATTTTCCTTTAAATATCTGTAAATAGTAGTTCAAATTCATCCGC